CGGCGTGAAGTAGTCGGCGCTCGTCGGGAATCCGGCAAACGTCGGATCCTGCGTCGGATACGTGGCCGGCGTCACCGTGTCGTCAATAAACGTCGTGGCGACGGCGGCACTGTTGATCGCGTAATAGTTGACGCCGTCGGGCGAGCCCCAGAGAAACCAGACCGTTTCGCCGTCGCCCGGCAGCGCCGGGCGCGTGACGCGCGCGGCCAGGCCGGCGCCGCTCGGCGTGAACAGGACCGAGGCCGGCGACAGCGGACTAAAGACGAGTTTGCCGCCGCCGTCGCCCACGGCGTACGACACTTTGTACTGCCGCGGCACGGCCGCATAGGCACCGGCGCCTTGGTTGGCGACGGTTGGCGCCGCGGTCGCGCCGGCAATGCCGACGCGCCGGACCACGGTGCCATCCCACACGTGCAGGCGATCGACGGCGGAGTCGTACGGCAAAAACAGCTTGCCGTTGAACGAGACACCGCGGCAGAACCACGCCGCCGTCGTACTCGCGATCGGATCGGCCAGCGCGACGGAGGCCCACACGGAGCCCGCCGCGACACGCCCGAGCGCGTTGAGGACGCCCGGATCGTTATGCGCGGCCCACAATTCCATCGTGGTTTCGGATTGCCCGGGCGTGTGCCGAAATAGGCTGAGGATCGCAAAGCCGCCCCCGAGCCCGATCGTGCCCGTCAGCCGCGCGACCATGCCGCGCCGCCGCTTGAGCCCGCGCGAGCGGCGGTATTCCAGATTGCGGATCTCGGCCAACTGCCCGGGCATCAACTGATCGGGCGGCTCGGCGCTATTCAGGCCGCCGGTAAAATCAAGCAGTTCCGCGACGGGCCGCGTCGGTTGCGCCACGCGTCACCGCCAACTGTCCGCGGGGTACATGCCGCCAAGGCGCGACGTCGGGAGCCGGCCGAGTTGCGAATCGTCGGGCAGATCCCACAGCCAGGCGTTCAGGGACTTGATCTCCTGTTCGAGATCCTGTTTCGCCACGACCATCCGATCGTCGGAGAGCTTGCGCCACTCGTCGTACTCAGCGCCGAGCGCCAGCAAGTTGTGATAGTCCGGCGGCAAGAGCGGCTGATCGGTGTCCTGTACGAGGTCGCTAAGCTCGCGCGTGTAGTCGATCCGGTACTGCAACGCACTGGACGGCGTCGGGTACAGTTCGATGTGTAGGAACCGCCCCGACTGCTGGCCGACGGGCAGCGCGAGCAGGGTCGTGCCGCCGCCGGCCGCCGTCGTCACACTCACGATGCCGGCCGCGGGCGTCCGCAGGGACAACTTGACGACGTCCACGACGGTAGACGGCGCGGCGAGCGGACCGAGTTGCACGGGAACGGTGCCGGTAAGCGTCGTTTGTCCCGAGACGCGGTGCATGGTCGAGAGGACAAACTCCCAGTCAATAACCTGCGTCGTGTCGGCCGCACTGGTGGAGATCGCAAAAATCGAGGTCGGGGACGGCGGGCGCGTTTGCACCGGGAACCAGCCGCGCGGAATGTAGACCGAGGCCGTGCCGAGCGATGCCAGCGTGCCAGCGCGCCGCAGCCAGGCGGTATCACCCAAGGCGAGGACGGTCCGATCGACCACGGCCTGTATGCCGAGGATGCGCCCTACGGACATGCCGAGCCCATAGGTGCGCTGGCCGGCGACGGTGGTAAAGGTGTTCTCCGAATCGCGGAGCAGGCGCGAAAAGCCCGGCCGCGTCAACAGGCGCCGCTGCCACGCGTTGATCTCCGCCTTGACGCGGGTACGCGGCTCCGACGACACGGCGGTGGAGTGGCCGCACGCCCGGAGCGTTGAATTCTGCAATTCCAGAAACGTCACGGCGGCCCTCGGGGCGCGTTAATGCACGGCGGGCGCGGCGGTCAGTTCGCGGAGTATCGTCACCATGTCGGGCAGCGCCGCGCGCTGATCCGGTTCGGCGCACGGGAACAGCACGAGGAGCGCACGCGTGCCGACCTGGCCGGGGGCGAGATCGACCACGCGCCAGGCGCCGCCATGAAAGCGACCCGGTACGAGCTTGTTGGTGAGCGCAATTTCTTCGTGCGTCATTTCGCGCGCGTCCATCAGCGTGCCGACCCAAAAGACGTGGCCGACAATGTCCGGCCGCGGCTTGCCATCGGTCGGGTGATCGCCGTCGGGATTGAACACGGAGCGCGCGTGGTAGTTCTTGACGTTCCAATCGCCGTACTGATTGCGCCCCTCCATGCGATCGAACACGTCGGCGGACACCTGCGTGGCCACCTCAGACGCGACCTTGGCGGCGATCGCTTCGGCGCTGGACTGCGAGCCGATGATTTCTTTCACCAGCGCGAGCAGTTCATCGCGCGAGATCGGGCCGGCCGCGGCGGGCGTGCGGGCGCCGTCTTTGGTGACCAGCGCGGGCGGCGGCAGTTCGGGTGTAGACATAGATCCTCGATCACCAGGGACGCCGGCTCACGCCGACGCCCCTGGCGTTTCGCAATTACTGGATGTCGAGCAGAACGCCCTGCACCTTGCCGTTAACGCCGGTCACCAGCATCGAGCCGATGACCTTGGTGGCCGCCGCGGCGCCGTCCACGACGACGCAACCGGCCACGGTGCCGGGCACCACCACCGCCAGGCCGACGCCTGGCGTGCCCGCGATCAGCACGGCGCCGGGGCCGCTGATCTGGACCCAGCCGTACTGCCCGGCCGGGATCGGCGCGACGGCCACGCCGACGACGGCGCCGGTCAGCGTGGTAATGGGCGACTGAATGACGCCGTTGTACGGGTTGGCGACCAGCGAGACGCGCGACACGCCGGTCAGCGCGACCTGTACCAGCGCGTCAGGATGGAGCGTGAATACGCCCGTGGCCGCGCCCGCGACCGCCGGATGGCTGGCGATCGGATAGGCGTAGCCGAGGCCGGGCGCGGTATCGATGATCGCCCACCCGCCGGCGTACTGATTGGCGGTGATTGCGGTGGCGCCGTTGATGGCCGAGATCGTCCGCGAACCGACCGCGGTAATGACCGCGGTCAACTGCTGATTGAGCGTGACCTCGGCCGGGCCCTGAATGACGTTGCCGACGACGAGATCGGCCACGCCCGCTTTCACGTAGCGGAACGTGCGCCCGTCGCGCGTGTTGAGCAGGGCGCCGAGTTCCGCCTGACGCGTGGTGGTGAAGTTGAGGACGTTGCCCGAGGTGTAGGTGGCGGGCGCGCTCGTTCCGTTCATGTCGTGCTCCCTTCGCGCCCGCTTAGTTGATCGCGGTGATGACGCCGAGGCGTCGCGGGTTGTTGATGGTCATTTGCCCGGCGGTCATGATCTTCACGACCTCCGACAACTGATTGGCGGGATCGACGGCGGGGAACGCTTTCATCCACGTCAGGTAGTGGAAAAACAGATTGCGATCGTTGAGGGCGTAGCCGGTCGCGGCCGGCGCGTCCTCGTCAAAGCCCGCCTTGGCGCCTTTAAATTTCAGCGTTTCGTTTTTGAATCCGCCGTCTCCGGACTCTTTCGAGGTGAACCGCTCATTGACGGTGAGCGTGCCCTCGTAGCCCTGAAAGGACGTCTGATCGAACAGAAAATCGGTCGGGTGTTCCGCCGATGCGCCCTTCGAGCAGTTGTTGTAGATCGTCCGCATCGCGCCGCGGAGTTCGTTAAACGCGGTGCCGCTGTTGGCGCCGGAGGTCTGCCGGTTGCGCCAGAATGCGAACGTGGCGCGGTTGATGCCGCCAACGATCCCGGTGGTCGGCGTCGAGGAGACGAGCAGCGCCAGGCCGTTACAGTCGAGGCCGCCGTTGCCGGTGCCGTCGCCGTAGAACATACGATTGAGCACGGCCATGGCCGTGTTTTTCGCGTTATCGACCTTGCGCGAGACGAGATCAATCTTGGCCGACTCGCCGGCACAGCGCAGCTTTTCCAGTTCGGAAAAGACGATGGTGCCGCACGCCGGCTGTTTCCACTCGAAGCGCGCGGCGTCGAACACGTCCACGCGGGTCGTGTCGAGCACGTCCAGTTCGCCGTACGATCGGAACGTCGTATTTTCGGCGTACTCGATCGGCTCCTCGATCAGCGCGCCGCCGCTTTCTTTCTTGAATCCGGAGCCGCGCTTGATCAGGTTCAAGAGCGCCTGTGACGTAAACACGTTGTCGGCGGGATCGCGCGCCGTGCTCAGTTCAAACGTGGTCGCGGTGATCTGGCCGATGTTGGGATCCGCCATGGCGGCCCCTCCCTTTTACTGACCCCGCGCGCGTCCAAACACTTCGGCGGCGATATCGCGCGTCGAGCGTTCGTTGTAGCGAAGCGGCGTCACGGGCCGTGCCGCACCCGGACCCGGGTTGCTGGCGGCGGCTTTGCGTTGCAGTTGGCTCGCGCGATCGGTCGCATGCGCCGCTTGCAGGGCGGGGAGCCCCTTGGCGGCAAACGCCTTGATGTACGCGCGGTCAAGGGAGAGGGCGGGATCGGCCTGCATGCGCGCCTTGATGTCCGTCTCAAGGCTGGCAAACGACGGCCAGGACGCACGACACTCCGCAAGGGTCGTGGTCGCTTCGGCGGTAGCGTGCGCTTTCAGTTGAGCGAAATGGCGTTCCTCGATCAGCGGTCGGTACTGCTGATCGACGGCCTGACGCATGGCCGCCAATTTCTGATCAACTTGGGCGTCTTTCCACGCGTTGAGTTTCCCCAACTGCGCGGCCGAGTAAAACTCGCTACCGTCCTCTAGCCGCACGTCCGGACCTGGCGGGCCTTCTGGCTCCGACGGGGGCGGCGGGGGCGTGAGGGTGATCCCCAAAGCATGCGCGAGCGTCCGGATCGCTTGTTCCGGATTGGCGTCAAGCGCCTGCATGAGTCCGAGCGCCTGTTCGGCCCGGCTGCGATCGACTTTCAGATCGTCAACCCAGCCGTACCGCTGGCGCACGGACGCCTCGACCTCGGCGCGCGTCTTATTGCGGGCGTTCGTCAATACGGCTTTGTGCCGATCGACGGGCATCGACCCGGACGCGAGCAAGGATTGATAGTCGGGATCGTTCTCCTCGCCAACGCTTGTCGCAGCGTCGGGCGGTGGGGGCGTGGAGGACGGGTCAGCCGGTGGCGAGTCGGCCGGAGTATCGCCAGCAAACACGCTCGCCGCAATGGCGCGCGTGTCGGGTGGAGCAGGGCTGGACTCGGGAACCGATGACGTGGCTCCGCCGGAATCCGGTGATCCGGGGCCAGGCGCGGAGGTCAGGTCATCAGGCATCGCGTCAGACTAAATTTGACGCTCAGCATGCGCCGCGACGTGACGCGTGTCAATACATGGCGAACGACGGTCAGAACAAGGCGACAAACTTTCGTCGCGTGCAGGCACAGACCAGCCCATTTAGCGACCCATCGCTATCGCCGTGTTCCGCGATCACGGTCCATCGATTCGGGTCGCCAGGCCACCGGCCGCTACACGTC